TCCAGTAGTTGAAGAAGTAATTGACGGTGTGGAAGATAAAGTTGAGGGAGTGAAAGAGGAAGTAAAAGAAGCTGTAAAAGCTGAGGCTCCAAAGCCAACACCTCCACCTCCACCAGCTGCTCCTGCGGCTGTCACACCTCCTGCGACTCCAGCATTAACAGCGGAGGCAGTAGCGAAAATTGTCGCTGATGCGATGAAACCATTGAATGATAAGATTGATGCACAAGCTGCTGAAATTAAGGCATTTGGTGATGAACCAGGAGGAACGCCTACTGGAGTGCCTTCTGCTGGAGACGTTACGGCTACGGCAGAACCTACTGATGCAGAAAAGCATTTGGCAGCATACAATCAGAAGATTGAAGAAGCTGCGAAGCAAGGCGATAAGGTTCATTTTAGCAATTAAACCTTTATTGGCAATCAATTAATTAACACTTTGAAACACTAAATAAAATGGCACACACTATTTCAATAGATGAAACCAATACGGCGTTAGGAACTCACCTAACTAAGTATGGGAATACTTGGCATCAAACCTTAAAACAAGGCGCTGAGTGGGAAAATATGTTGACTCGCTTAACTTGCGATGACGCTTATCAAGGAAAAGAAGCGGAGGTTGGCGAAATCTTGCAACCTTATCACCCAAATTGGACACCGAAACATTCTGAAGAATTCGGTGGACCATTGAATAGATTAGGCATTGGTAAAATTGACCTAGAATTTACTTGGGGAAAAATGGAAACCTTTTTTAACAAGTATATGAATAACTGGTTTGAAGCTGGTAAGCCAGAAGCTACGCACAGTTATCCTGCCTTTGTTATCAATCAGTTGGTTGCTCCAAAGATTATTGAGGAATTAAATGATATTGCGTGGAACGGTCAACATGTAGCACCTGATGGCGTTAACCCTGGTCCTTATTTAACGACCTTCGATGGGTACAAAAAGAAGATTGCTGACCAGATTACGTTGAACAAGATTGTGCCGATTTCTACGGGTGCATTATCAGAAGCGACTATTATCGAACAGGTGAGAGATTTCTGTAAGCAATTGCCTGTTAATTACCGCAAAAAGCCTGGTCGAATTTTGATGAGTTCCGATTGGGTTCAATCTTATGCTGAAGCATACGAAGCTAAGTATCCCCATCAAAAAATCAATACGGATAATCCAGATATGCCGTATGTCCGCATCAATCATTATAATAAGGTACTTGTACCTATGAATTCAATGATTGGGTCTGATAGAATGATTTTAACTTTCCCTAACATGGACGGTTTAATCGTTTTATCTCGTGCAGGAGCATACAGTTTTTATCCTTCTTTGAGAATGTATGTCGAGAAAAGAAGCCTTTGTTTTGCTGGAGAATTCTACCGATGTTTTGGTTTTGAAACGTGGAAGAATTTCTTTGTAAATGATGCGGATTAATATATTGGAAAGGGTTTGGTTTCTACTAAACCCCTTCCTTATTTTTTTACTTCAAAACTTATATTGCTATGACAGCAGAAGATATAAAAGCCTTACAAGATAAGGTGCAAGCCCTAGAGTCAGAAAATAGAAAACAAGCGGACGCATTGGCTGCGGCTAACTCCGCATTGGATAAGGCACAGGATAGCCAAAAGGTTGCTTTGAAGCCTATAGCTGGAAAGGCTAAAGTCGAATGGAAAGGTCCTAATGATACTAAAAAGCAGACAAGAACGGTAACGTTCAAAGATGGACAAAGAGCTGTACGATTGAAGTCTGGTGAGACGGTTGAAAGTGCATCTTTAATGAAGTTGGCGACTGGTGGGGAATTGACTGATGATGAATTAAAAATCAGTCCATCCTTAACTGGTAAGACCAAAGAATTTGCGCTTGAAAGATTAGGTCAATTAGCAGCTGCTAAATACCCTGGTCTGGAAGATGCCTAGCACCTAGCCTTAAAGAAACCTTATTTTAAAACACTATCGAAACACTATAATATCATGTGCAAATTAGCAGATATGACCAATTGTACTGGTAAAAATCCAGCTGGTCAAAGTTTCACTTTCTACCTTGTTCCTGCGGAGGAAGTCGAAAGCTATCCTCAGACCAAGGAGCAGCAACAGGGGAGCATTCAAGAGATGGGAGATGATGTGGAGTTAGTCGGTGGATTCACCTTAAAAGCTGGTGGATTTTTCCGAGGTGTCAAAGCCAAAACGGATACGGCAGGCTTATCTTTCGACTTAGTCGGAGAGGTTGGCTCGTATGGATTCGATAATAAGTTTAGTTTTTACTTAACTGGAATGAGTAAAGTAAAACTAGGATTTGCAGCAACTGTAGCGCATTGTTGCTCTGGATTCATTGTAGTTACGGAAGGACGTGATGGTAACACCCACGTTTTAGGTACTCCTCAAAATCCTTGCTTTATTGAACCGTTCTCTGCTGAAGGAGGAAAGAAGATTGCAGAAAGTAGAGGAGCTGAATATGTATTCAAAGCACCTTCTGCTGTACCTCCATTTATTTATGACCTAGCGAACAATCCGCTAGATACTGATTCGGCAACTTAGGTTTTCACCTATGATGTTTATATAATTAAATTTAATCACCAGATTATTTTTAGTTTTAGGTTAAAAGAATTGAAAGCCCTGTATAGATACTTCTGTGCAGGGCTTTTTTCTGTCTTTTTTTGAACAATTGTTTGCCTGTATCTTCGCCTTATGACAATTGTTCAGCAAATAAAATCTTACCTCCAGAACGGCGGCACCTTCGTAGATGGTGTTCTCCTGCTTAAAAGAGCAGGGCGAGATGTATCCTCATTTGAACGATATACCAAAGGGAATTATGTACCTATATCAGTTGATGACTCCTTGATTGCAGCACTTCAGCACTTCCTCGAAAGCAGGCAGGAGGTGTCAGAATTTGCTACAATTGTCCAAAATTCTGACACCTCGATGTCGGAAATTCCGTCAAATGTCGGAAATCTCGTCAAAGCACCTGAGCCTCCGTCCATTATTGCCTTACGTGCGCAGGGGCGCATGATGCACAAAAAGCACTCTGTTCTTCACGAAGCAATGCGAAATGCCAAGACTGATTCCGAACGCTACGAGATTGCGAAAGAGATCATGGATAGTCACATCCCCAAAACAGATGCTATTTATAATCAAATACGGAAGTGGGAAAAGGAAGGAGTGGAACCAGGAATGCCAGGGAAAGAAGATGTGATAAAAGAGACTGTAGCAAAGATGAAACGAGTGGGTGTTTTGCGTCCAAGAATATCTCGATTGAAGAATTGGCTAAGAGACACCAAATTAGACGATGTCAAGCGTCAAAAATTTGAAGTGGAGTTAGTGGACAAGGATACGGAGTTGAAGGGATTAGAGAACGAATTAAAATTATAATTAACTTATAAGTTAACTATGCAAAAATTAAAATGGACAACCGTCCAGCGAAAAGTAAAAGACTTAATCCCCCTCGACTATAATCCTCGGAAATTAGACGATAAGGGACGCAAGAAATTGGCTGAGAGCCTTGATAAGTTCGATTTGGTAGAAATACCCGTCATTGATAGAGATAACTCACTAGTAGCAGGAAATCAGCGTGTAACGATGTTGATGGATGCTGGACGTGGAGAGGAGCTGATAGATGTAAGATGTCCAAATCGTAAACTGACCGAAACCGAGCTAAAGGAATATAATATCTTGAGTAATACCCATGTTGGGATTTGGGATGTCAAAAAGCTAGAGGATGTATTCAATGATGTGGATATCTTCGAGATTGGTGTGGATAAAAAAGAGATTCAAGCTATCAGACGTGCTGAAGATTTAAAGCTGAAGGTGAAAGATGATGAATTCAAGGAGCGCAAAGCTGCTGATAGTTTTACGAAGGAGGGCGACCTCTACGAATTGACGAATAAAAAGACTGGAGTAACTCATCGCATCCTTTGTGGTGATACGACCAAACTGGCAGATATGGAACGCTTGACTGGAGGAGCAATGATGGACGTGGTTGTTTCAGACCCTCCGTATAATGTGGATTATGAAGGTCAAAAAGGAATGAAAATCGAAAACGATAATATGGACGACTCGTCTTTTTATCAGTTTTTATTCGATGTCTATACCAATTTTAATGCGGTTCTGAAGAAAGGTGGATGCTTGTATATTTCTCACGCTGACAGCGAAGGTCTAAACTTCAGAAAGGCATTTGTGGACGCTGGATTTATGCTCAAGCAATGTCTCATCTGGGTTAAGAATTCTGCGGTGATGGGCCGACAAGATTATAACTGGAAACATGAGCCAATCTTATTTGGATGGAAACCAGGAGCGGCTCATTATTTTATTGGCGATTTTACCTCCACTACTGTGCTGGAGAAAAAAAATAATATTAGCCAAATGACAAGGAGCGAACTGGTCGAACTGATTCAAAAAATATTGGAGGAACAAAATGATAGTGTTCTCCGAATTAAACGCCCTTCTATTTCTTCCCTGCATCCGACCATGAAACCAATCGAGTTATGGTCAAAATTAATTATCAATAGTTCGAAGTTAATGGAGAAAGTCTTGGATGGATTTCTAGGCTCAGGTACCGCTTTGATTTCTGCGGAACAAACAGGTCGAATCTGCTACGGAATGGAACTTACTACTTGGTTTTGTGACGAAGCAGTACGAAGGTGGATAACGTATATGGAAAAGACATATGGGGGGGGGTACGATATATTACTCAATGGTAATCCGCTTGATATATCTGATATTAAAACTCACTTTTTGAAAACTACATAATGAAGAAATTAGTCTGGACAACCGTCCAAAGAAAGGTAAAGGAATTAGTGCCTCTCGATTATAATCCGAGGACACTCAACGATACAGGGCGGCAAAAACTCGCTGCTAGTTTGGAAAAATTCAACCTTGTCGAAATACCAGTTATAAATACCAACAATCAACTCATTGCTGGCAATCAACGAGTAGAATTATTGATGGATTTAGGACGGGGCGAAGAAACAATCGATGTGCGAATGCCCAATCGGGCACTTACGCAAAAGGAACTGAAGGAATACAATATCACCTCCAACACACATGTCGGAATTTGGGATGTGGAGAAATTGACTGCGGTGTTCCAAGAAGAAATCGACCTCGTAGGAATGGGTATTGATATGGCAGGATTGGCAGACACTAAAGGCTCACCATTAGACCAGAACTTTGATGGAAATAATAAGGAAATTAATGTGGATGATTTTGAGGATAAATGCACCTTGAGGTTAACCTTTCCATTGAGTCAATATGAGGAGGTCAATAGCCGATTATTAGAAATTGCAGATACTCCAGAGTCAGCAGTATTAAAATTATTGAAGATAAATGAGTGATTCAATATTTTCATATCGGTGGAATTTGTCAGATGGATATCCTGCTCCCGGCTTAACTGCTCATGGGCATACTGTATTTGGCACTTTCATCTGTGGCGGTGGTTCTTCGATGGGCTATAAACTAGCTGGATATAATCACCTCGGAGGAGTGGAGATAGACAAGCGAGTGGCCAGCATCTATGAACCCAATCATTCTCCACAGCATTTATTTGTTGAGGACATCCGAGCCTTCAATCAGAGGAAGGATTTGCCAGAAGAATTATTCGATTTAGGCATATTGGATGGGAGTCCTCCATGCTCCAGCTTTTCCATGAGTGGAAATCGGGATAAAGATTGGGGCAAAAAGAAAGTATTCAGAGAGGGGCAATCGGAGCAACGGCTTGATGACTTGGCATTTGAATACGTAAAAACCATAAAGAAGCTCCAGCCGAAAGTCGCCATCTTAGAAAACGTCAAAGGTCTAATTACTGGAAACGCTAAAGCCTACAGCAAAAGAATTCATCGGGAGTTCACCAAAGCAGGATATCGAGTGCAGTTATTTCTTTTGAATGCTGCCACAATGGGCGTTCCGCAGATGCGAGAACGGGTCTTTTTTATTGGCTTGAGGAATGATATTGATTTACCAAAATTAAAGCTGGAGTATAATCTGCAACCGATACAATTTGGTGTTATTCGAAAGCTAGTAGGAGGTCCAGCAGAAACGAATTGGACGGAGCATGACGACAATATATGGAAACATCGAAAGTACGGTGATGGTAACTATGGTCACGTTTTAAGACGCATCGAGAACCGATATTCTAACTTTAATGCGAAATTCATTTATGATGAAAAAGTAAGTGGAGCAATTGTCTCCAGCGATGGCTCAAAGATGACTTTGTTTGCCGAAAAACGGAAAGTCAATAATCACGAACTGAAATTAATTGGCAGTTTCCCAGAAGACTACGACTTCAAAAAAATGTCAGTTAAATACTTGATTGGAATGTCTGTTCCTCCAGTAATGACAGCGCAGATTGCCCACCAAATCCATGAGCAATGGTTGTCTAAAATATAACCCATGAACAACGCTAGAAATAAGAAGGATGCACTTGATGCCATTCGTTTACATTATCTAAACGGTACAGAGCTATCTGAAAAACATGAGGAAATGCGTAGGCGTTTATCCGCTGCCTTTTCCTTACTCACCAATTATCATTCTATCCAGCAGGCAATCCCTGTTCTTCAGGAGCAATTCGGATATTCCGAATCAAGCGCATATCGAGATATCAATAATGCCATCAAATTATTTGGCAATGTTCTCAAGAGCGACAAGGAAGGTCATAGATATATTGTTTATGAATTTGCCGTTAAAACCTTCCAGTTGGCAGCAAAGAATGGAGATCACAAGAGTATGGCTGCTGCAACTAACAATATGATTAAACTGCTCGGACTAGATCGAGATAATCCAGATGCTCCAGACTTCAGCAAATTGCAACCTCCTCCAATTGTGATGATTTACGAAGACCAGGAGAAAGCAAGAATTGATGCCGCTAGAGCAAAAGGAAAAGTGGACTTAACAGAGTTTTATTTGAATGAAAATACTATTGATGTGGAGCATGAAGAGGTAGCACAGAACCATAAAAATAAAATAAAGGATGCAAAAATTGGAGACTCAAATAAAAGAGCAGATAGCTAAATATGTGGCTCAAGGGCGAAGTGATTATGAGCCATTGATGAAACAAGTCGATAAATTTCATACCGTCAAACTTAATAAAGCTCAAAGATTCGCATCGGAGAGTACGGCTAAAACATTAGTATTAGAATGGGGAAGACGGACAGGAAAAACAACTATCCGTGGTTATCGATGGCGTGAAATCAACCGACAAATGCCAAAAAGTTCTGGAATTTTTGTCGGTCCATCTTACAAGGATATTCTAGGTAGAATTATCCCTTCAATAATCGCTGGGCTTGAAATGTTCGGTTTATATAATAATCTCCACTATTTTATTGGAAAACGTCCTCCACGCTCATGGCGCAATAGCTGGGGAACTGCTTATATGCCACCAGAAGATTTCAGTCATTACATTACATTTTGGACTGGAGTAGGAATCCATCTAGTATCTCAAGATGTACCAGGAGATGGGCGTGGACTGACCACAGATTTTATAGACATCGATGAGATGTCAAAACTAAACGGTGAAAAATTGGCATCTGATGTTTTTCCTACAATGTCAGGCACTAAAAAAAGTGAGTTCCAAGATAAAACGCTATTTGCATCAAGATTACTTACTGGAACGGTCGCCCTCGACCAAGAGGGAGCATGGTATCAAAAATTAGAGGAGGATGCAATGCGGAATCCTAAAGAAGTGGAATTTTTGACCGCTACATGCTTATTAAATATAGAAAATTTACGAGATGGATATTTAGAAGAAGAAAGGAAACGAGCAATCAACGATGTCATATTTAAAGCGGAATATTTAAACATTAGACCCGAATTTGTACGTGATGGTTTCTATAATATGCTCAATACAAAAATCCATTGCTACAATGGTGACTTCAACTATAATCATTATAACAAGATTGGACAGCAGGAAGATTGTCGGATGGACAATGACTTAAATAGAAACCTTCCATTGATACTTGGAGTCGATTGGGGAGCATCAATCAATTGTTGTACCGTCAATCAGCATGATAGGTCAAAAAATGAATATTGCACCTTAAAAAGTATGTACGTATTGGGTGATGACCAAAAGATTCAAGACGATTTATTTAACGACCTCCATGAATATTATAAGTACCACAAAACCCGTGTAATTTTCCTATGGTATGATAATACTGGAAATGTAAAAACGGGAATTACAAGAAGAACCAGAGCGCAGCAAGCTCAAGCGCAATTGGTATCATTGGGATGGAAAGTAAATTTAATGACCGTAGCTGGAGCAAACCCCAGACACGAACTAAAATATATGCTTTGGACTGCCATTTTAAAAGGCGACCATCCACGCCTACCAAAGTATCGTATGAATAAAGCCAATTGCAAAGATTTATACTTGAGTATGAAGAATGCGAAGGTAAAATCAGCAACCACATCGGGCAAAGACATACAAAAAGATAAGAGCAGCGAGCGTAGTAAAGTGATACCCAGACGCTAAACTTTCCCACTTTCATTATAAAAAATATAGATTTTTGAAAACCAGCAAGTTAAACCCTAGACTGGATTAATATTTTTTCAATATTAGAGAAAAAAGCCCGCCACGCCCTGACGAAAAAAACAATTGTTCTCTCCACTTTTTGCAGGTTATCTGCGTGGGGCGTCCTGTCCATGCTGCTCGATTATATACAATTTGGAGATGATATAATGAATCTGAAGTGATTCAAATGGTCTTGATGATAGCCCTATGAGCCTTGCTTAATGGGGCTATTTCGTTTGTCCTTTCTCACCAGCCATTACTGCTGCACCTTTGTATGTATGTACGCACTCTATCAATCCTACTTCAAGCATCAATGCACCATACACCCAGAGCTGCTCCATAAAGACGCACTAGGTGGACGGGTGTTTGAAATGTCCTCGCTAGAGGAGGCATGGGGGAATGCCCGTACACAGAACCTTGAGAAGGGCATCATCTTCTTACTAATCGATTACAGCTTTGGACTAGGAGGAGATAAGGGGGGTGATGACAGGCAGATGAAACAAGGGGGGTTCTTGATTGCCAAGCATTCCGATAGCCGGGAGGAGGGAGCAGCAGACACACAGGCTGCAATTGCTCTATGTGAGAAGATAGCGAAACAGATAGCCGTAAAGATG